GGAGTATAAAATTTAACAAGTTTTTCTTCAAATAAATTATCTGAATTGCTCGAAGCATCATTAAACCTGTTGCTTAGTTCTGTAACTTTGTCTATGGTTTCCTGCAATAAAATCTTTTGCTCTCTTTTTTCACGCTGAAATTTTGTTTCAATTCCAAGAACTTTACAAAATAAATTTTTACAAATAGGTATAAAATAATTAAGTCCAATAATAATCAAACATAACTGTGTAATTAACTTTACATAATCAATTTCCATAATTGGTCTGATTGCATCCATTCATGTAACACCAGTCCTTTCTTTACTTTTTAGGGCTAGTATACGTTAATGCTTTTTCAGAATCTCCAATACCTTTTGTCGTTGGATCTGTGATTGCATTGAACAATGATACAAGAGCCATAACAACAACATATGGATTACTAACTGCCTGAACAAAAGTATCTCCAACCTTTGCCCAAGTTGTTAAATCACTTGCCTGTAGTCCAAAATATGTAAGGATTGGAACAACTACAGAAATAATTACCTGGGAGATAAATAAAATATTCTCTCTGTTAAATCTAACTTTCCAATTCAATTTCTTCATGATTTTCTCCATTTCCAATAGGAGAGTAGCAGACCTTCCTGACTATTGCGTTCTTTTTGGTAATACTTGCTCACAGGTATATCACCTACTTTTACACTCATCATCTTGAGTAACCTATCTCATGTAAATTTTCTTAATGTATCTACGCACTTTTTAAATTCATCACAAACATAATTCAATTCATCTATCGTCTCTGATCCAGAAAATGTCATACGAATACAGCTATTCAAGTCTTCGTTGTTTAAATGTATTTCTTTTAATGTATTTGACGGTTCTTTATTTCCAGAATTACAAGCTGAACCTATAGAAACCTGAATGCCTTTTACATCAAGCATTGTCATTAACTGTTCTCCATCAATTCCTTTTACACATATGAAAAGATTGTGTTTAAGTCTGTCTTTTTCAGAACCAACAATATAAACATCTTGAACATTGTTTTTAATATAATTCCAAACATAATCTCTACCATTAAATGAATTGTTTTCATAGTTATAATTTTCAACAACTTTTCCAATTGCAGCTATTCCTAATATATTTTCAGTACCACCAAATAGTCCTTGCTCTTGAGAACCATAAATAAGTGGAGACAATTCTATATTTTTCTTTTTGTATAAAACTCCACAACCTTTTAATGCGTGAATTTTATGACCGGAAAAGCCAATCATATCAATATCTAATTCTTTAACATTTACAGGAATAGAAGATATACTTCCTGTGCAATCCAAATAAACAATTCCATTAAAACTATGTGTTAATTTAATAATTTCCTTTACATTTTGGACTGTTCCTATTTCAGAATTTGCATAGTCAATAACAACAAACGGTTTTTGGTCACAATGTTCTAATATATCTTCCAATATGAACAAGTTAATTTTCCCGTCTCCGTCAACATAAATCTTTTGCGAAAATGAAATATCTTCTATGCATTTTAATATTGATTTATGCGAAATAGCAGAGTACAACACGGTACAATTATTGGCTTTGTCATATCCTTTAATTGCTAATGTATTACTTGCAGAACCACCGCTTGTGAAAATTATTTCATCCGGATCAGAATTAATAAATTTTGCTACATTATCTCGTGCTTCCTCTATAATTCTTTTAGATTCTTTTCCAGCTTCGTATGTAGAAGATGGATTATAAAACGAACCAAGTAAAGACGTAATATATTTTTTTACAGAAGGTGATAGAGGAGTAGTTGCAGCATTGTCTAAATAAACTTTCATGCATAACACCTCTAATCATAATATTCGTTATTAATGTAGAAATTTTTTAATGATTCAAATAGTTCGGGTGTTTTTGCGTATTTCCACACCGTCATTCCAGAATCGTCTGTTTTGATGAATGTATATCTAATACCATTCGACTTTAGCCATTTAAATTCTTCAACGAAAGTCGTAGAGTATTCTTTATCATATTTCATTAAATTCCTTTATTTCCTTTCTGATAATGAAAATCGTAAAAAATAGGGACATATAATTTCATGATATATGAATTTATACATCCCTTTCCTTACACTCATATATCAATCACTCAGTTTTTCATTCGTTGTATCTGTTTTCTTTTTAGAAGAACGACTTACAACTTCTTTCTTTTCTTCTTTTGTGATTTCATCAACAAGTTTTACGATATTACTCTTAAAAGTGTGTTTTAAATCACAAGAAGCAAGAATTTTCTTTGCTTTTGTTTTATCAATTGCTTTCTGCTCGTAATCACTTACAGTTTGGAATACATCCTTGCAATTTTCATTGTCAAATAAGTTTTTCCATGCAGGGAGATTAACGCCATTTCTACAAGAACCGCAGTACTCATAGGCATTTCCACAGCACAGACATACTCTGTTATTTGCCATCTTGTTTTCTCCCTTCAAATTAATGAAGAGTGGATTTCTCCACTCTTTTACATATTGTCTACTTCATCAGCATCGTATATTTTGTAAAGTACCTTATCTGTTCCACAGTAGTCGATTTCGAGATCTCCCTTGAAGTCCATTGTTGTAGAATCAGATCCGATAGGGAATGATACTTCTGGAGATACCTGGAATGATGGGAACTCTACATAATCAGCCTTAAGCTCATTTTTCTTACATGGATTGTAATATGTAGCTTTCATGATTCCACGTACAGAAGATGGGAATGCATCAGCTCTGTTTGTAATAACAGCACCTTTAGATACTTCACGAATGTATTTAACGAAATACATCTCTGCATCAGTATCTTCTGGAAGTGTAAGAGTATGAGTCTCTTTTGCAATACCAAATTCAGTCTTGCTTGCAGAAGTTCCAAGTGTATATGTCTTTCCGATAGAGCCATCTCCGAAATACTGTGCAACCTTAACTGTTCCTTCAACAAAGTCTGCGCCAAGGTCAACTGTCTTTGTTCCAGCAGGTACACGGAACATTTTTGGCATCTGAACCTTATTTTCAGATGATGCAAAAATAGCTTTGCTTCCAGAAGAAGCTTCAACAATATTCATGTTGCAGAATGCATTTGTTGCATTAAATGTGCCACTCTTACCTTTCCAAATTTTCTTGACAAGGTTTCCATCCTTATCTTTTACTTCAGTTGACTCTGCTGTAATCTCTACTGTAGCCTCTGAAAGCTGTGTAAGAACATACTGAGGGAGTTCTGTTGAAAGGTCTTCTGCATAAAAGTACAGAATTTCTTTATAAATTTTGTCGCCTAATTTGAATGACATAGGTTATTCCTCCTTTTATTTTTTGTTTTTAGGTAATAAAAAATCATGCAGTGATTCGAACATCACGCATGAAATTAAATTGATTTTTATCTATTTTGCTTGTATCAATAAATCCAGAATACATACCGCCATATAGTGCATGTGTTGTTTCATAAATCTGAAGACGTTGAACACTATCCATGAATTCAACTATACAAACTTTTCTTAATTCATCTTTTTTATATGGGAATCCAGGATGATTTAGGCAGAATGAAATCATTGATAACAGATTAGAATCAGATTTTTTCTTTTTCTTTTGATTTAATTGTTTTTGCCTGTCATTGTTAATCAAATCTTGTTTTAAAACATTGTTTGAAGTAAACTCTTCCTCTGGCGGAAAAGAATTGAACATGAATTGAATATATCTACACATTCTTTCTCGTGTATTATCATCTATTTCAATACCATGAATTCTATCATACAATACGACTTCTTCCCCGTCTTCTGTGTGTTTCGAATACAAATCAAAACACGAAAAATCAATGTCTCCAAAAATTAGTTTTGAATATTTCGGATTTA